TTTTGGCGAGCGCATCTTGAGTTAAACTATGAGAAGTTCGCAATGATTTTAATATATTTTGAAAATTTCCCACTTTATAAATCACCTTCCTTATATATTGTATTTGTTGATATAAGAATATCACGTAACGTGAAAAAAGTAAATAAGAATGTCACAAAAAGTGTTGACACAATACGTGACACATGATAATATATAGTTGTAGCAAAGATAGGGCAATAAAGAAAGGAGATGTGGATGGGTAAAAAGGGTAAGAAAAAAGACAAGCACGATATTGAGACTATCGTACTTGTCACAGCTCTGATTAATTTAATAGTTGCAATCATTGACCTGATTAAAGACCTTATTAATTAATCTGAGAAAAAGAGTAAGGGAGAGAAATAAAATCTCTCTTCCTTACTTAAAGAATACCCTTTAATGGGACTCATTGTCAATATAAATATAAGTAGAAAGGCGGTGGAAGTATGTCGATTGCATTGAATATTATTCAGATTGTACTAAATATCGTTATTATTGTACTTATTTTAAAAATGAAGAAAGATAAATAGTAACGTTATGTAGCTGACCTATCGGCTAGACGGGGGAAAAGAAAGGAAGTGAGAAAATGTTAGATGCCAAAGAAATTGGGTGTCGACTAAGAGAGTTAAGAGGAAATATCTCGAGGGAGACAGTAGCTGATGCTGTTGATATTAGTGTATCTGCTATATCAATGTACGAAAATGGAGAACGTATCCCTCGAGATATTGTTAAAGTTAAATTAGCTTCATATTACGGCAGAAGTGTACAGGAAATTTTTTTTGATGAAAAATGTCACGTTTAGTGACTTTACAAACACCTGAGTAAATGCTTATCAGAAAACCTCTATCATTTTGATACCATTTTAAATGAAAAGAGTGGGGCAGATGAGTAAAACAATTCAGACAACGATTCGACTCTCAGAAGAGTTGTATCAGAAATTGAAGAAGCAAGTCAGAAAAAGGAATAACATTTAATGCCGTTGTGTTGAGGGCATTATGGAGAACTAAATAATTAGCAGATTAGCCAGATAGCTCTGTTCTCTGTCCGAAAGTAATATTGCTGAACGACAGGATAAAAAAGAAAAAACTCTCCCCGACAAAGTGCTTTTTTTGTATGAAAAATTCCTCATATAAATTTAAAGATAACACTCATAACTTCGGGCAGGGGGCAGAACTATCTGGTTCTAAAAAAGAAAAAGAAGGTGATATGAATGAGAGATGGACCAGAAGCAACATATAAAATCGGGAATGCAACTGTTCGGATTCATGGGAATGTAGATCCAGACAATCTTAAAGCGGCAACGGTTGAGTTTTTGAAAAGTGTTGAGAGACAAAAGAAAAATAAAGAGAAAGAAACTATGGAGAAAGGAGCATGAGATGAAAAGTGAAACAAAAGCCATGATCTGCACGGCAGCAGTGCTGATCGCGTGTGGAATCTTTAAAGAATTAGCTGCGGTATGTTTAATCACAGCAGTAGTGTTTGAGGAAGGAGTGAAGAGGTTTGATAGATAAGAAAGAAAAAAGTGCCCACGGAGCGGCAACTCCATTAGGCACACAGTTAAATAGACAAGAATAGTATAACACAGATCAGAAGAAAAGTGAAATCAGAAAAACAGCAACAGAGATCTTTGATCTATCTTTGCGGCTGCAAGAAATGACAGATGGAACTATAGACCGGATAGATTGGCGAGAGCCAGGTGTTCCGTGCGTATGCGTCGAATATCATGGAGCCACCGCAGTGCTAAGCGTTAAGATCTGGGAAAATGGCTTTAGTGCAGAACAGCGACCAGATTACAGTACAATGCTGTTCCTGGATAATCGGAACTGTATGACCGAAGCAGGGTATCTGAAAGAAAAATTGATGGGATTATTAGAAGAAAGCGAGAAAGAACAATGACAAAAGAATTTTTATTAAACTGCGATACAAAAATAGCAAAATCTGTCGCATGTACAGCAACGAAACATGATGATGAACACTTTGATATTACAAAAGAAGTAGCTACTGATGTTGTTCGTACAATTACGGAAAGCATAATGCCTATTTCTGAATTAACAGCGCCATATGTAGTAGCGGCTTTGAGATCTTTGGCGAATGGTATAGAGGAAGGGATGGATCCGTTGGATAAAGAATATGCAAAAGTATTGCAGATTCTAACGGGGCGAATCCAGTTCGAGAGAGAAGTAGAAAGGGTATAAACAATGAAAGAAGATAGATTGCTGATCAGTCGTGAAGCATACGATGAATTAGCCGCATCTTATGAAAGGGTTGAAACTCTTGTCCGGCTGCATAAAGCTGGACAGGATCTTGATACAAACCTGATCTTTCAGATCTTAGGGATCGGGTATCTATTAAACAAAGAAAAATTAGGAGGACATAACAATGGAGATCACAGTAAACGTAACAGGGTTTGATAATCTGGCAAATGCCATCTTTGCACTGGCAAATGCCGCAGGAAACTGCAAAGAGGAAACACAGGTAGATGCAACAAAGGTAACACCCGTAGTGCAGCAGGCAGTCGCACCAACGGAAACAGCCGCACCTACAACTACAACTGTACCGAGCACACCGCCAGTACAGAATGTGCAACCCGTACCAGCAACACAGACTGCACAAGCGGCACCTGTGGCACAAAATACAGCACCCGCAGCTAGTCCGTGCGACTGCTACAGCAAGCCCTCCACATATACAATGGAGCAGTTGGCAGTCGCAGCGACAGGTCTGATCGATGCCGGAAAGATGCAGGATGTCCAGAATACACTGGCAGCTTTAGGTGCACAGACTCTGATGGATCTGCCACAGGAGAAATATGGCGAGTTTGCATCTGCGATCAAAGCGATTGGGGCGGTGATCTAAGATGGCGAAGAAAAGAAAACATGCTTTGTTATCAGCAAGCGGAGCGGTGCAGTGGATTCACTGTACTCCTTCCGCAAAATTGTGTGATGAGCTTCCAGATACAGAGAGTTCTTATACCAAAGAAGGAACTCTGGCACATGAGATCTGTGAGTTAAAACTGACAGCAGATTCTTTAAAGACTGGAACTTATACCAGAAGAATGAACAAGATTAAAAAGAATGAGCTGTATCAGGAAGAGATGCAGGGATTCACAGATCAGTATGTTGATTATGTGGAAACACTCAGTAATAGCCTTCCTGAAAAACCATATATGGCGGTGGAAAAAAAGAGTTGAGTTTGACGAGTACGTGCCGGAGGGATTCGGTACTGCAGATTGCATCTTGATCTGTGGGTCAGTTATGCATGTGATTGATTTTAAGTATGGAAAAGGTGTTCCAGTAAATGCAGGTGGAAATCCACAGATGGGATTGTATGCGTTAGGAGCCTTAAAAGCTTATGGGTTTTTATATCCGATCGAGGACATTTTTTTTCATATCGTGCAGCCAAGACTCAATAACTTTTCCACATGGAAAACGAATAAAAGAGAGTTGACAACATGGGGCAATGTTGTAGTCAAACCGAAAGCTGAATTAGCTTACAAAGGAGAAGGAGAGTTTCGTTCCGGTGAACACTGCAGATTCTGCAAAGTCTTAAACTGCAGACAGAGAGCTTATGACAATCTGGAACTTCTGGAAACCTATGAAACAAAACTTCCACCGGAGCTTTCAGACGAAGAGGTGGGAGAAGCCCTTGCAAAAGCAGAACAGTTGGTTGCCTGGCATAAAAAATTAAAGTCCTATGCACAGACAAAACTGATCGATGGCGGAGAGATCCCTGGATGGAAGATCGTTGAAGGCAGAAGCAATCGTATGATCACAGATTACGAGAAGATGGCGGATGTTCTGGAACAGAATGGATATCCAAAAGAAACTCTGTATGAAAGGGCACAGCTTACCCTGACAGATCTTGAAAAGATGGTCGGAAAGAAAGACTTCCAGACGATCTGCGGGGAGTTCATCCAAAAGCCAAATGGAAAGCCAACACTGGCGCCGGAATCCGATAAACGGCCGGTCTATAACCCGAAAACAACAGCAGCAGAAGATTTTAAATAAAAGGAGTAAAAAACTATGAGTAATACAAAAGTAACAACAGGTGAAGTAAGATTTTCATTTCCACACGTATTTCAGCCACATGCGAACAATCCAGGACAGGAAGAAAAATATTCTGTGACGATCCTGATCCCTAAGACAGACACAGCAACGATCAATGCGATCCAGGCAGCAACGCAGGCTGCAGCACAGGAAGGTGTCTCTACAAAATTCAATGGTCAGATGCCGGCAATGCTGAAGAACCCGATGCATGATGGAGATGGAACAAGACCAAACGGGGAGCCATTCGGAGAAGAGTGTAAAGGACATATGGTTATGACAGCATCCAGTAAACAGAGACCGGAAGTTGTCGATGCAAACTGTCAGGCAATCTTAAATCCTGCAGAAGTATATGCCGGATGCTACGGAAGAGTTTCTTTAAACTTCTTCCCATATAACACAAACGGAAACAGAGGTGTTGGATGCGGACTGAACAATGTTCAGAAGACAAGAGAAGGTGATCCATTAACAGGAAGAACAACCGCAGCGGAAGACTTTGGACCAATGCCACAGGCGAATGCCCAGTCTGCAGCAGTTCCGCAGATGAACACACAGGCTGCAGCTACACAGCAGAGTGTAAATCCAGTCACTGGAATTAATCCGATCACGGGGGCTCCGATCAATGGTGGCGGAGTTATGGGATTATGATCCCGCGCAAGAACATCCTGCATATCGATATCGAGACTTATAGTAGTGTAGACATTGCAAAGTCCGGGTTGTACAAGTACGTACAGTCTCCGGACTTTCAGATTCTACTGTTTGCTTATGCTTACGATGATGGACCTGTTGAGATCATAGATCTTGCACAGGGGGAGAAACTTCCGGAAAAAGTGATCAATGATCTGAAAGCACCGGCAACGATCAAGATGGCTCATAACGCAAACTTTGAGATTAATGCATTAAGTCAGTTCTATGAGATCTGGCCGGATCAGTGGCAGTGTACGATGATCCATTCTCTTTACTGTGGGTATCCGGCATCCCTTGCAGGAGTTGGGAAAGCAATGGGATTTCCACAGGAGAAGCAAAAGATGGCAGTTGGAAAAGCACTGATCCGTTATTTTTGTGCGCCATGCAAGCCCACAAAGAGAAACGGCGGACGCACAAGAAACTTTCCTGAACATGATATAGAGAAATGGAACCTGTTTAAAGAATACTGCAAACAAGATGTGGAAGTGGAACGTGCGATCGAGGATCATCTAAAGGATTATCCGGTTCCAACGCAGGAATGGACCAACTGGCATTATGACCAGACTATTAATCAACAGGGGACTCAGGTGGACCTTGCACTGATCAATGGGGCATTGGAATTAAGTGATCAGGCAGCATTAAAGCTTGGAGATGATATCCGGCGTGTTTCTGGAATCGATAATCCGAACAGTGTTGCCCAGTTAAAACAGTGGTTATCTGATCAACTCGGGAAAGATATTGATAAGTTAGGGAAAGAAGCAGTGAACGAACTGTTAGAAGCTCCACGGGTAAAAGCAAACCCCGCAGTTTATTATGTTCTGAAGAAACGTAAAGAGATGGCCAAGAGTTCCGTGAAGAAATACACAGCTATGGAAAACGCGGTCTGCAAGGATGGAAGAGTCCGTGGATTATTACAGTTTTATGGCGCAAACAGGACAGGAAGATGGGCAGGACGTCTGGTACAGGTCCAGAACCTTCCAAGAAACTATATTCCGGAGTTGTCACTGGCAAGGAATCTGGTGAAACAGGAAAATGCAGCGATGCTGGAACTGACTTATGGCAGTCTGCCAGATACGATCTCACAGCTGATCCGGACAGCATTTGTTCCAAGAGAGGGATATGAGTTTGTCGTTGCAGACTTTTCAGCGATCGAAGCGAGAGTGATCAGCTGGTTAGCCGGGGAGGATTGGAGACTGGAAGTCTTCCGTACCCACGGCAAGATTTACGAGGCTTCGGCATCCAGTATGTTTAACGTACCGATCGAGAAGATCAAAAAAGGAAATCCGGAATATGCACTCAGGGCAAAAGGAAAGGTCGCAGAATTAGCCCTCGGATACCAAGGCGGTACCGGAGCATTGATCCAGATGGGGGCATTAAGGATGGGACTTACGGAAGAAGAACTTCCGGATATCGTACACCGATGGAGGACAGCGAACAAACGGATTCAGGATTTCTGGTATACGGTAGAGAATTGTGCGATCGAGACGGTAACACTCGGAACAACAAACCAGATCCAGCACGGGATCACGTTTATGAGAGATGCAGATTATTTTATGATCAAACTTCCTTCCGGACGATGCTTATTTTATCCAGACCCGCAAATCGGAGAGAATGCATGGGGAAATAAGAGTATCACATACATGGGCATCGATGGAACGAAAAAATGGCAGAGACTTGAAACGTACGGTGGGAAACTAGTCGAGAATATTGTACAGGCAGTGGCAAGAGATCTGCTGGCGAATGCGATCCGAAATATGTTATTCGGTGGTTATCTCATCAACTTTCATATCCACGATGAGATCATAGCAGAAGTGCCAAAAGGTTCTGATCTGACACTGGAGAAAGCCATCGATCTGATGTGCAGGGCTCCGGAGTGGGCAGAAGGGCTGCCGTTAAACGCAGATGGATTTACAGGAGATTTCTATAAGAAAGAGTAGGAGGAACGGCATGTTTCAGAATGACTTAAAAATTAAAATATCAACGGGAAGCAGCCGAAGATCAAAGACCTGGCTGAAACAGGAGATGTACTGGTCTGATTTTGTAGAGAAGCTTGAACATCCGATCAGGACAGAAGAAACTCTGGCAGAGTATATGGGTTACCGCAAAGCAAAGCAGGATGAGATCAAGGACGTCGGCGGTTTTGTCGGTGGCGAACTTTCCGGAGAACAGAGAAGAAATGAAAATGCCGGTTATCGCTATCTGATCACACTGGATGCCGACCATATAAAACCGGGTGGAACTGATGAGGTGATCGGCATCTTAGAAAACCTTGGTTGTTCTTATGTGGTCTACAGTACCAGGAAGCATGAAGAAGCAGCACCGCGACTTCGAATCATTCTGCCGTTGGATCAGCCGGCTTCTCCGGATGAATATGAGCCGATCGCGAGACGTGCTGCGGAGTATATCGGAATGGGTATCTTTGACCCGACTACTTTCGAAACAGTCCGATTGATGTACTGGCCAAGCTGCAGTAAGGACAGTCAGTATCGATTCTGCTATGCAGACAAGCCGTTTTTAAGTAAAGACGGAATGCTTGCAACATATGATAACTGGAGAGATATCACACAGTGGCCGGAAGTGCCAGGAGCGGTAAAGCTCCGTGACCGAAGTATCAAAAAACAGGGAAATCCATTAGAAAAGAAAGGAATCGTCGGTGCATTCTGTAAGACCTATACAGTAGAGCAGGCAATGGATACATTCTTAGGTGGTATCTATGAGCCATGTGATATGCATCCGGGCCGCTATACCTATACAGAGGGTTCGACAGTTGGCGGAGCCGTGTTATATGAGGATGGATTATTCTTATACAGCCATCATGCCACAGATCCTGCAGGTGGAAGATTATGCAATGCATTTGATCTGGTCCGGATTCATAAGTTTTATGAACTTGATTATGGATCAAAGGAAGGAACGCCGATCACAAGGCTTCCATCTTTTTCTGCAATGTGTGAGTTTGCGATGGAACAGCCAAATGTTGCAAAAGTCATTACTGCAGAACGATATGAACGTGCACAGTCCGAATTTTCACAGGATATATCAAAGGAAGATCTTGACTGGATGGAAAAGTTAAGCTGCAGTTCACAGACAGGAATGCCGAATAAGACGATCGATAACGTGTTGATCATTCTGGAGAACGATCCAAACTTAAAGGACCGATTATATCACGATGAATTTGCGAACAGAGCAACTGTTTGCAGGCCGATGCCGTGGGAATTTCATCCGGAGTTTCCTTATAAGGATCGCGCATGGACCGATGAAGATGATGCCGGATTAAGACATTACATGGAGAAGACTTACGGGATCACAGGAGAAAAGAAGATATTAGACGGCATGGCGATCTATGCAAATCGACATAAAAGACATAAGATCCGAGAATACCTTACAAGCCTTAACTGGGACGGGGTCAGACGATTAGATACGCTATTGATCGATTATTTCGGGGCAGAGGACTCTGAATATGTACGTGCGGCAACAAGAAAGACTTTGTGTGCTGCGGTTGCCAGAGCCATGCATCCAGGATGTAAATTTGATTATATGCTGATCCTGTCGGGAGCACAGGGTGTTGGAAAGAGTACGTTCTTTTCAATGTTGGGCAAAGACTGGTATTCCGATTCAATGAGTACCTTTGAAGGGAAAGATGCAGCAGAGATGGTGCAGGGCTACTGGATCATTGAAGCTGGAGAGTTAACTGGATTTAACAGATCAGAGATGAATGCAGTCAAGCAGTTCTTAAGTAAGAAAGAGGATGTTTATCGTATGCCGTATGGGCGCAGGACTGCGAATTTTCCACGAAACTGTATTATCGTAGGAACTACGAACGATAAAGAGTTCTTAAAGGACAGAACAGGAAACCGAAGGTTCTGGCCGGTCGGACTTGGAAAGCAGAAACCAAAGAAGAACATCTTTCAGGAACTGCCGGCAGAAGTTGATCAGGTATGGGCAGAAGCAGCTGCGAGATGGATGTTAGGAGAGCCGCTGTATATGTCCGGAGATGTCGCTAAAGTGGCGCAGGAAAAACAGGAGACTTACAGAGAAGCATCTCCAAAAGAAGGGGTGATCAGAGAGTTCCTAGAGAAGAAGATTCCAACAGACTGGGCACAGAAGAGTGTTGCGCAGAGAAAGTCCTTTTTCAACAGTGAATTTCAAGTAAAAGATGAGAGTAACTTAGTAGAAAGGGACCGAATATGTGCAGCTGAAGTATGGTGTGAGTGCTTCGGTGGGGATCTAAAGCAGATGAAAAGACACGATATTATAGAAATCAACGGAATCTTAAATTGTATGCAAGGTTGGGAAAGAAGACAACTTGTAAGAGTTGGTCCGTACGGATCCCAAAGAGGGTATATTCGTGTTAACAAAGGGTAAAAAGGCAAACGGTTGTTAACATTCAAAAATATGGCTGTTAACAAAGATAACATTATGTAAACATTCAAAGTTAACACCAAAAACCCAGTAAATTCAATGGTTGTAGCTATTGTTAACAATGTTAACATTAAATTCTTTAAAAATAAAATATAAAGGGTAATAGTATAACGTACCCCATGTGCACACATACACGCGTATATATATAGGGGCAATATGTAAACACGTTAACAGCAAAGGAGAATGATATGAGAGAAAGCAGTATAGAATCCAAGTTCAGGGATGAAGTAAAAGAGGTCGGTGGTATGGCGTATAAGTTTGTATCCCCGGGCAATGCTGGAGTACCAGACAGGGTTGTAATCCTTCAAGGCGGAAAATCTGGATTCGTAGAATTGAAACGTCCGGGAGAAAAAACGACACCGCTTCAGAAAGTCCAGATCCGTAAGATCTTAGCAACGGGGTGTTATGCAACCGTTCTTGATAACAAAAAAGATATTGACCGAGTGATCTGGGAGATTGAAGCATGGAATCCAGGTAAGGCCCCGGACAAGATCGCAGAGTTAGAACAGAGAGGCATGATATGAAATTTGTACCACACAATTATCAGCGATACTGCATTAACCGCATGATCACGGATCCGGTCTTAGGATTGTTTCTTGACATGGGACTTGGAAAGACAGTGATCACACTGACAGCAGTCAATGATCTGAGATTCAATCGGTTTGCAGTCCGGAAAGTTCTTGTCATCGCGCCGAAGAAGGTTGCGGAAGATACATGGACAAGGGAATCACAGAAATGGGATCACTTAAAGATGCTTCGGGTGATCCCAGTCCTTGGAAGTATCAAACAGCGGATCAGAGCGATCAACACACCCGGCGATATCTGGGTGTTATCAAGAGACAATGTCTCATGGTTGGTTGATTATTACAAAAATGACTGGCCGTTTGACATGGTGATCATCGATGAGTTGTCGAGCTTTAAGTCTAACAAAGCAAAACGATTCCGAAAATTAAAAAGTGTCAGGAGTCACATCCACCGGATCGTAGGGCTTACAGGAACACCGACTCCGAACGGACTGGAAGACCTGTGGGCACAGATCTATCTTCTGGATGAAGGAGAACGGCTAGGAAAGACTCTAACCGGATATCGTGATAATTACTTCACACCGGGAGCAAGAAACGGAAATGTGATCTATGAGTACAATCCAAGGACATGGGCAGACGAAGAGATCAATGAACGGATCAAAGATATCTGTATCTCCATGAAAGCAGAGGATTATCTGGAATTACCAGAACGGATCGATAATGTCCGTCATATCAAACTTCCAGATAAAGCAAAGAAGCAGTATGAAGAACTGGAGAAGACGATGATCGCGGATATCGATGGAGAGACTATTGACGTTACAAGTGCAGCGGCTTTAAGCAATAAACTTTTGCAGTTATGTAACGGGGCTGTCTATGATGCAGACGGTATATACCATGAGGTGCATGACGAGAAGATCGAAGCCTTAAAAGAGATCATCGATGCAAATGCCGGAAAGGGGATATTAGTGTTTTATAACTTTAAGCATGACAAGGCACGGATCCAGAAGGCTTTGAAAAAGAGCAAGCTTCGGATCGGGGAATTAAAGAATCCGGACAGCATCACAGCCTGGAACAATGGGCAGATGGATATCCTACTTGCACATCCGGCAAGTGCAGCATATGGATTAAACCTCCAGGCAGGTGGGCACATCATTGTCTGGTTTGGACTTAACTGGTCATTGGAGTTATATCAACAGGCAAATGCCAGATTGTACCGGCAGGGACAGAAAGAGAATGTTGTGATCCATCATCTGGTTACTGCCGGCGGATATGATGAGAACGTCATGGATGCCCTGGAAGCAAAAGAAGTTACACAGGATTCGTTTCTAGATGCCTTAAAGGCAAGGATCAAAAGTGTTAAGGAAAGTTAAGGAGTGAATTAATTATGACAAAGATCAGACAGAAGCTTGCGAAGGTCTATATTCATTCGCAGGATAATGGCAATGACTTTGGGATCATCGATCATCTGGCTGAGGTCGGATACGATGTTGATTTCGAAGTTGTGGATAATGGAGTTGGCAATAAAGTGATCTCTTGTGAGATCTATGACGCAGGGGGGGAGAAAGACAATGATCAGAAATAACAGGACAGCAATGAATGCATACAAGAAGACCAGAGAGAAACACGGTGGGGCTCGTCCCTGCTGTGTAGTCTGCGGCGAGGCGATGGATCCGGAGGACGATGAGACAGAGTGGTCCAGAACAAAGAGAAGGACAGATTGTTTTGTACATAGACATTGCGTGAAACATTGGGGAGACATTTAGGGTGCTGATGCAACACAGGTGACAGGAGGTAAGACATGGATAAGAAAAAGCTAAGGCAGTATCGATCTCTGAAGAGGGAGCAGAAGATGCTGGAAGACAAAATGGAGAAACTGAATGAAAGAGCAGAGAGGATTCCGACGGTTGCGGGAACAGTAAAAGGATCCATGAACACGTTTCCCTATATCGAAACGCACATGAGAGTTGTGATGTCAGAGCCGAAACAAACAGATGTGATCTATCGGCAGATGATGATCAACGGAAAGAGACAGGAACAGGTGGAAGAACTTCTGACAGAGATTGAAGAGTTTATCAGCTTGATTCCTGATAGTACCACAAGACAGATATTCGAGCTTATCTACCTAAATGGTAAAACACAGCAGGAAGTTGGGAATCAGCTAGGATATACCAAAGGTAGAATTTCTCAAATAATCAGTGAAAATCTAAAAGATTAAACAAATTAAACAAAAAAGTGTGTTATAGTTATACTTGAGGAAATTGGATAGAGTCCAATCAATCGCCCGTACAAATTTTTTTTGAGCATCGTATCTCTACGATGCTCTTTTGTTCTATAACTACTAGAATATGCGGAAACTTTGTGATATAATAAATAAAAAAAGAAATAGGGGGCGATTTTATTATGAATTTGACAGAAAAAGAAAGATTGTTTTTATACAATCAATACGAGGTATTGAGAATACTAAATAGTGATGACGAACACGAGAGTAAAAGGTATGAGAACTTTCAAAAAATTGTAGTGCGCGGATATGAGGACTTGTATGATTGGTTAACAGACGGATTTGATAAAACTGTTCCTTCAGAAGTGACACAGTTTGTTTTTGATGTTCTTAATCTTTACCGAGCATTGATGGTTTCATATCATGAGTTGTCAGATGAAGAAAAGGCTCAAATTGATGAAAATGACATCAAGTATGAAGGGTTCGATGGATCCAATGAAATTCAGTATTATTGTTTTGCGGATTTTTTAATGCGTGATGAAGGTTTGTATGGAGAAATTTTTGATGACGGTCGTGCAGAACTCGATTCGCACGCGAAAAGAGTCGATCAATACAAAAAAATGCTTGATGCATGGAGAAATACGGGTAAAGAGAAGCATGATAATTTAACTGCTGAAGAAATTAGAGGTATCATCGAATCGTATAAAATCAGGTAATCATGAAACTTAATATCAAATTATAAAAATGAACTCGGGTGACCTTCGGGCCCCGGGTCTTTTTATGCCTAAATTTAGAAAGGAAAGAGATATGAATTTTAAAGATGCATTTGAATTAATGAAAAAAGGTCATAAGGTAAAACTTCCATCCTGGGGCGGATATTGGTACTGGGACATAGAAAAGCAAACAATTATGATGCAGTGCAGGCCGAAAGACGCTGACAAAGGACAGGGAGATCTACTTGATATTAGAGAGACACAGAGAGTTGAGTATACACTTTCTAATATCTTATCTGATGAATGGATTGTGGCAAATCCAAAGAACTGTCCTGTGCTTGGTGGAGTGGCTACATTTAGCTTTGGGGATGCTATTAAATATTTGAAACGTGGCCTTAAAGTTAAAAGAATAGGTTGGAACGGAAAGAACCAGTATATTCAGCTTGCAACAGGAATTTCATACAAGGCAGCAGATGGAACGATCGTTAATTGTGATCACAACGATATTGGAAATAAAGCAATTGCGTTTATCGGCACGTCTGGTATACAAATGGGATGGTTAGCAAGCCAGGCAGATATGCTGGCAGAAGATTGGATGTTTGCAGAATAAAAGCCGGAGCAATCCGGCATAAGGACCTCTAGCTCAGCAGGTCAGAGCAATCGGCTCATAACCGATCGGTCCAGGGTTCGAGTCCCTGGAGGTCCATTTGAAATATAGGAGGGAAAACATATGATCAGATTACAAGTAGAAGATTATTGTCAGAACTGTGAAGAGTTCGAACCAGAAACACAAGTCATGAGTAGAGGATATGTAGGGTGTGGTTGTAAAGTGGATACAACAATTCAATGTAGTAATGCTCAGAGATGTGAAAGACTATGCGAGTACCTGAAGAAGGAGGGCGGTAATGTGTGAATGAAGAAAAAAACTACATACTTGCAGAATCCGATTATGTAGCCGGAATGAAGTATAAAGACATTGCTGCCAAGTATGGAGTCTCGATGAACACTGTGAAATCGTGGAAGAAACGATACGCATGGTCGAGGAACAAAAAGACAGGATGCATCCAAAAGGGGTGCACACAAAATAAAAAGGGTGCACACAAAAAAGAAGCCGTTGCAGAGGATGTAAGTCAAGTTGTAATTAACGATGAACTTACCGATCAGCAGCAGCTTTTTTGTTTGTACCAATCCAGAATGTTTAATTATACGAAAGCTTACATGAAAGCTTATCCAGGATGTACTTATGCATCTGCTGCCGTATTAGGAAGCAGGCTTATGAAGAATCCAGTGATCAGAAAAGAGATTGAACAGCTAAAGCAGAATCATATGAACAGGGAACTGTTAAAGCAGGAAGATATCTTTCAAAAGTACATGGATATTGCGTTTGCAGATGTGACAGATTATGTATCGTTTGGGCGAGAAAAATATTCAAGTTATTGGTGCTTTTGGTCCAGTAATGGTAGAAAACAAAGAAACTGGAGAAAAAGAAGTTCTCGAAAAAGAAGTCAATACTGTGAAATTCAAACAATCTGAAGATGTTGATGGAACGTTGATTACGGAAGTGAAGCAAGGAAAAGACGGAGCGAGTATTAAGCTGGTTGATAAGATGAAAGCTTTACAATGGCTTGCAGATCATATGGATATTGCTACAGTTGAACAGAAAGCTAAGATTGAGCAGATCAGAGCTAAGACAGAACAAATCAGACACAGTGGAACTGATACAGGAGAAGATGCAGTTCAATCTTGGATGGATGCTGTAAAAAAAGCGAGGGAATCAGATGGATGATAGAGTATTACATGATTTCCTTGTAGAGAGTATTCCTTTATGGCAGCAGAATCCAGTTCAACTTTTTTGAAGAAGTTCGTTTTTTTTTATCCAGATGAATGGCAAAAAGAAGCAGCATTTGCTTTAAGAGATAATTCAAAAGTAACGATAAAATCCGGACAGGGTGTTGGAAAAACAGGATTTGAAGCCGCAACATTGTTATGGTTTTTAAGCTGTTTTGAGAATGCAAGAGTTGTTGCAACAGCCCCAACACTGCACCAGTTGAACGATGTTCTATGGGCAGAGGTTTCAAAGTGGCAAAGTAAATCTCCGTTATTGAAGGAGATACTACAGTGGACCAAAACAAAAATATCTATGATTGGCAGCAAAGAACGTTGGTATGCAGTAGCAAGAACAGCAACCACTCCAGAAAATATGCAAGGATTCCATGAGGATAATATGCTATTTATCGTTGATGAAGCTTCTGGTGTTGCAGATCCGATCATGGAAGCAATCTTAGGTACTCTGACAGGATCAAATAATAAATTGCTACTTTGTGGAAACCGACAAAAGCAAGCGGTACATTTTACGACAGCCATACATCGGATCGTAAATTATATTATTGCATCACTGTAAACTCCGCAGAGTCTAAAAGAACTAATAAGGACAACATTGATTCTCTGATCAGGAAATATGGAGAAGAAAGTAATGTTGTCAGAGTCAGAGTAAAAGGATTGTTTCCTAAACAGGATGATGATGTTTATATGCCTTTGGAAATGTTGGAAGCATCGATCATCCTGGAAGAGATACCACCAGCTGATATTTGCACTTTGGGAGTCGATGTGGCCCGTTTTGGTGATGATGACACAGTGATCGCAAGAAATATGAATAACAAGATCACACTAGAAAAGATTAGGCATGGTCAAGATCTAATGAAAACTGTAGGAGATGTTGTTGTAGAGTGTAGGAATATCAAGGAAAAGTTTAAATATAAAAAAACAATATATGTGATCATAGATGATACTGGTCTTGGTGGAGGAGTAACAGATCGTTTGAATGAATTAAAATCGGAAGGAAAGCTATCTGGTGTAGTTATCGTTCCGGTTAATTTTTCTGCTGCCGTTCCAGACAAGAAAGCAGCAGAAAAATATCATGATATCACATCTTATGCATGGTCCATATTAAGAGATATGTTAGAAGAAAAAGAAGCAGTATTACCAAATGATACAGAGCTTATCGCACAATTAAGTGCGAGAAAATATGATCTTAGTTCATCAGGGAAGATACGACTAGAATCAAAAAAAGCAATGAAAGAACGCATCGGAGAGTCTCCGGACCGGGCAGATGCTGTTGTTTTATCTTGCTACAGAAACAAAATTAAACCAATCAGTGTTCCAGGAAGTGATGTTGGAACAAAAGATAGTTACTGGAGGTGAAATAGCATTGTATGATGAAATAGGTCGCATCGGTCAAAATCGGTGGGGCGGTAGCTTTTACGAAGAATTTCTCCAAGAGCTGAGAGGACAACGAGGAGTAAAGGTATATACAGAAATGGAATCTAACGACGATGTGATTGGAGCAATCATATTTGCGTTAGATACATTGCTTAGACAGGCACAGTTTTCCGTAGAGCCACAGGGAGACGATCAAAAGGACATAGAGGCAGCAGAGTTTGTTGAGTCTTGCATGAATGATATGCAGACCACATGGACTGATACAGTCTCTGAAATCCTATCATTCCTTACATACGGCTGGTCGTATCATGAGATCGTATATAAGAGGAGATCAGGGCGGACAGGAAATCCTAAGACGAACAGCAAATATGATGATGGTTTAATCGGATGGAGAAAGCTTCCTATCCGATCACAGGATTCTCTGTATCAGTGGGAGTATGACAATGAAGATAATCTTATCGGCATGACCCAAATGCCACCGCCAAACTTTGGGCTTTATACGATTCCACTGGAAAAGGCAATCCATTTCAGAACCAGATCCAGAAAAGGAAATCCAGAAGGACGAAGCATCCTCAGAAATGCTTATCGTTCCTGGTACTTTAAAAAAGGGATTCAGGAATTTGAAGGGATCGGGATTGAAAGAGATCTCGCTGGTATACCGATGGTCACACCACCAGAAGGTGTTGACTTGTATAATCCAGATGATCCCGAAGGCTCAAGAATGTTAACCTGGGCTTATAGTTTGGTAAAGAATGTCCGACAAGACAAAAGTGCTGGAATCGTGTTACCACCGGGATTTAAGTTCGAGCTTGTTTCCACAGGTGGAAGCAGACAGATTGATACGAACGAGATCATAAATCGTTATGATAGCCGCATAGCAATGACAACGCTTGCGGATTTTATTCTGTTGGGGCATGAACACACTGGATCATTTGCACTGTCCGATGATAAGACAGAGTTATTTGCTGTAGCGATTGGATCATACCTTGACATTATCTGTGAAGCGTTTAATAACCAAGCGATCCCAAGATTGATTGATCTAAACGGAGAACATTTCAAGGGGATCACAGACTACCCGAAGATGGTTCACGGAGATATTGAAAAGATCGACATGAACAAATTAGCACAGTACATCCAGACGATGGTTGGCACTGGTGTATTGATCCCAGACGACGAATTGGAAACATATGTTCGAGAAGTCGCCAATTTGCCGCCAAAGGTAGCTGACGATGAAAGATTCATTGATCCTGATAGAGAAGATCAGCAGACAAATGATCTTGGATCACAGGGAAATAATGTACACCCAGAGGACAATCAGGACGTTGCCGAAGATGATGGAAAGGTACAGGAAGCCAAGAAACGATTAGGAAGGAGCTGATTATATGTTCCTATTCCGAAAGGTTAAGAAGCGTGGATCGATGAAGCCAAATGATGTGAAAGAAGCATTAGAGAGGTTTCTTAATAGCAGCAGTCCAGAATTAACACGCTTGCTGGTCAGGTATTGGAAGGATCAGCAGACGGTTTTTACATTTAAAGAGATCAGAGAAGCTATTCAGGCTGGTGTGATCTCCAAGAAATCTGTAGAAGAATGGCAACAGGATTATTCAAAACTGGTTCATGATAAGATTGCACCAGAGATGGTTAAAGCAATGAAAGCTGGTGCTAAAAATCAAAACCAGCACAAAGGAATAGACATTGGATATAAATTTGATGCAGATCATTGGGCGGTATCTGATTGGTTGGAAAATCACACAGCTGAGCTTGTAACGAATTGTACAAGAGTACAGAAAGATGCAATTCAGTCAATGATCGATATCGGAATAAGAAAACATATGGGAACAGATGAGCTTGCAAGGTTTATCCGTCCCTGTATTGGTTTAACAAAGCCACAGACTCAGGCAGCTATGAAGTATTATGAGACGATCAAGGCAGAGTTGGAGAAGAAACACCCAAGAACAAAGCCAGAAAAGATTGAACAGATGGCAAGAGACAAGCAGATGAAGTATGCAGAACGTCAGCTCAGAGAAAGAGCAAAGACGATCGCACAGACCGAAAGAGCATTTGCCTATGAGTATGGCAGATACCAGCATACAAAGAATCTTGTCGATCAGGGTATATTACCACCACAGGACAAAAAATGGTCCGCAACGGACAGTGAGAATACATGCAGCACATGTAGAGAACTGAACGGAAAAGTTGTTGGAATGGACGAAGAATTTGCCCCAGGTAAGCTACTTCCTCCGCTTCATCCGAGGTGTAAATGCTGTGTTATGTATGTCAATTCAAAATCTATGACCGCAGCGTATGAAACAGAAGAAGATGAACTGCGAGAGTACAGCACAGAGGAAATAGAGACTCATGCTAATAAAATGTCAGAGATTGCAGACAAACATCTTGATCTTGAAAGCTCATGGAGTGGAAAGGTCGTAGTTGATGATGATTCTGGTGTTTATGGTATCCAGTGGAACGGAGATATTATAACCAGACATGAAACAGCCCCACATATTTTGTTACATGAACAGTTACACGCTAGATCAGTTACAAAATATGATCATAAAATGTATAAACAGTATGAGAACATGGAAGAGGGTTCGGTACAGTTTGCAGCACAGGAGATTAGCAAGAAAGAGAATATACAAATTCTTGAATCACAGTACGATCATATGACAGAAGCTTTAAGAAATATAAATAAAGTTGCTGGGTTATTTAAAAATGATTATGATTTTGCAATGAAGCTTATTTCTGTTCCGTTACCAGATAGGTATGACTGGCTGAATAATATGATCTATGATAAAATGATGTTATCAGGAAATATTGAAGATTATCAGAAGGTATCGCACTGGATGGAGGCTTTAGAAAATGGAAAAACATCTTGAATTAAAAGAAAGATTCGATCAGCTAATGAAACAAGATATGGATGTATCAGAACACGAACAAGAATGGTTTGAATTACTGGACGATATGCATGAATGGTTAAAGGATAAGACAATTCCGAGAAATATTCGTAGGCAGTTTGAACCTTTAGGGATGTTAGAAGTAACTATGAAAATCTGTGACGGAATCCATTATGCAAATGGAACTGGACGATATGCAAAGAAAGAAGAATGATGAAGTACAAAGCAATAGAGCAGACAGTTCAGGCAGTGCAGATCACACCTGATATTGATATGATCGCCCCTGACTGGTTCACAAAGAAAATGAATACCGAAGAAATTATGATAGATCGTGTACAGAAAGACGGAGCAATAGCCGTTATAGGATGCACGGTCTATTTTAATGCACGGAGATATAAAGGCGGCAGACTTGTTGCAAGAATAGGAGACTACGTTGTAAAAGATTCAGTCGGTCGGTTGAATGTAGTTCGTAAGAATGACTTTGATCGGCTGTATAAGAAGGAGGAAGCATGAGATATTTTAACGATTATATACGATCCCCAGCACAGACACAGGACAGTATACGAAAGTCCTTGAATCGAGTAGATATTACTAAGAAGGACGAAGAAAAGCAGTACGTCTTTGGATGGGCTAAGATTGCAGTCGATGAGAATGGAAATCAGCTGGTTGACCGCCAGAACGATTTAATTGATCCGGAAGAACTAGAACAGACAGCATATACCTATGTAGAGTTCTATCGTGAAGCCGGAGAGATGCACGAGCGAGGCGGTGCAGGCGTTTTAATCGAGAGTATTATATTCACTAAGGAAAAGATGAAAACTATCGGTATAGAGGAAGGTACGTTGCCAGAGGGCTGGTGGGTTGGATTCCATATCACAGACGATGAAGTATGGGCAAAGATCAAAGACGGAACTTATACGATGTTCAGTATTGAGGGCAAAGCGAAACGTATTGAAGTTGAGGAGGAAGAATAATGGATAAATATATCGGTGCTAAGTTGATTCAGGCAGAACCAGAGAGGAACCCAGTTACAAAGGAGATCACAGGGTATAAGGTTGTCTATCCAGATGGGTACGAATCTTGGTCTCCAAAGGACGTTTTCGAAAAAGCATATATGAAAGTGGATGATAATAAAAATCTTCCGTCTGGAGTAAGTATTGGTCCAGAGATGGTCGATGATTTTATTGCATCTACGGAAACAATCACGATGGGAGAGACAACAACAGTTGTTCGTTGTGTACTTCGAAATGGTTTTGATATCGTGGAATCATCTTCGTGTGTTGATCCAAAGAATTACGATGAAAAGATCGGCAAAGATATTTGCATGGGAAGGATCAAAAACAAGATCTGGGAACTGTTAGGATTTTTGCTGCAACAGGCATGGCAAGGAATTAACTAGGAGATGATCGCATTCTTAAGATTAAGAAATCACACCGACAAGATGAATGGATCGTTTACAATCCTGATTGCTTTGATCTGCATCATACGCACTGTAGGAATAAAAGAGTTGCGATCGCAATTAAGAAGAATGTGGAGCGTAGACGAGTTCCAACATCCAGAAATCTAAGGACTTTGGAAAGCCACATAAGGCTGACAGGGAATAAGAACTATAAAAGAAAAATTCAGAAGATCATTGAGGAAGTGAAATCTGAAAGAAAAAACTGAAATTTAGTTTTAAATTAGTTAAAAATTAAGTTAAATCTAAAATTTAGTTCAAGAAAAAGTTAAATAGTTCAACTAAAAAAACGATAGATCAATAAATTAGTTCAACTAAGGACCATTTTGCAAAAATGCAAATTGGTCTATTTTTATGTTTGAAATTGCACTTTACGTTTTTGAAACGCAATAAAATGCATTGAAAACGCAATAAACGCATTAGAAAATGCAATTTTCGTGTTTAAAACTCGAAAAAGTGTCGTTAGAAAGGAGGAAACATGAAAACAAAAGGAAAGACAAAGCTGGAAGATCTGGAAGTAAAAAAAGATTGATGCAGTAGACATCGGAGCAGATCAGAAAGCAAATATCCTGATTAAAAAGAGAGGAGGTGCAGAAGAGCCGAAGGGAAACTTTTTCAAGCGATTCTTTAATGCATTTTGTGACAGCTTAGGAGTAAATTCAGAGGATGTCAGGAAATCCATGGAAGATGAAGCAACATCCTTTGATGATGTAATGAACGAAAAAAAGATCTATGACGTAAGAGATCAAATCTGGAATGCTTGTAACTCTCTGGAACAGTCGATCGTGTCAATTTTACTCGATAAAGAGTGTGAAGATAAACAGGCAGCGATCGCACAGAGCATTGATCAGTTTAAGGCATTTTCGGATGATGCATCCAAGTCTTGGATCAAATTAGAACGTGCAGCAACAGACAAAGAAGATACTGTTGTTGCGGATGATTTTGAAATCGCAAAAATGCAAGAGGTAATTGAGAAATCTTGCGATCCTGAAACTATTAACAAAGAAAAAGAAACCGAAGTCGTAAAGGAGAACAATATGGCATTTGATATTAGCAACATGACAGAAGAAGAAAAGAAAGAAGCATTAAAAGCATTACAGGCTGATGCAAGCAAAGAGAGTACTGAAAAAAGATTTAATTCCGGAGCTGGAGAAGATCAGATCCAGGAAGCAGTTAACAAAGCAATGAGTAACGCCATGGAAGATGTTACTAAGAACTTTTCTGACATGATGGCAAAGATCATGGAACCGATCCAGAAGAGAGCAGAGGAAGCAGAACAGAAGTCCTTAGAAGAAGTTGCTAAGAAGTATGAACTATTAGGGACAAAAGCGGAGGACTTAGTGCCAGTTCTGAAATCCATGAAGGAAACATCCGATGAAGCTTACAACAATTTCATTGCATCCATGGATAACAACCTTGCAGTGATCCAGAAATCAGGGTTATTTGAGGAAATTGGTAAGTCTGGTGGAGCTCACACAGGAAACAACGATACAGAAGGTGCTGCAAAGATGAATGCAAAGGTAGCAGAGATCAAGAAATCTATGCCGAACTTAACGGATGCACAGGCACAGGATATCGTCATGCAGAATGATCCTGAATTAAGAGCAATGTTCGACAAATAGGAAAGGAGATACAGAGAAGATGGCAAACAGAACATATGAATACAATCCGATCAATGATAGCCCAGTGATCGTTGCGACAGCTGGAGAAGCACTTAAAACAGCTGCAGCAGTCGTATTAACAAAAGATGGAGCGAAACTTCCTGAAGCTGGAAAGAAAGCAACAGGAATTGTGGTCCTTGAAGATGAGACAATAGCCAAAGGCGATGATATTACTGTTCAGATCAGAAATCAGGGCATGTGGACCGCTGGTGCAGCGTTTGATTCTGGAGATTTCCTTGCTGTAGATGCAGAGGGATTTTGTCAGAAGGCAACCACAGGGCAGTACATTTTAGCTATGGCACTTGCACCGGCAACAGCAAAAGGAGATATCGTAAGAGTTGCGATCATCCATGCTGGATACGAAGCGTAAATAAAGGAGGAATAGAATAAATGAGCACAGGACATAATAACGCAGCAGCAATCGCAGTTGATATTGCGAAAGGCTGGAAACCTAATTATTACTTAACTAACATGGCAATGAGCTATTTTCAGGCACCGGGAATGAACGTTGCACCAAGTATCTTTCCAATCCTTCCAGTACAGGCAAGTACAGGAAATTACTACATTTTCAACAAAGAAGAGATTGCAAAAGATCAGGTAAGAAGAAAGCCTAAATACGGCAAAGTAGATCCAGCTGTATTTTCTCACTCAGATGGTACTTACAAATGCGAGGTAGATCAGGTTATTGTCGGTGTAGATAACATCACATCTCTGGATTATCAGAGAACAGGAGCACCAGCAACGATTGATCCAAGACGTGCAAAGGTAAGACAGATTTCGGAGCAGATGAATTTACATCTTGATATGATCTTTGCAAACAAGTTTTTCAATGCTAATGCATGGGGAAATGTTAAGACAGGAGAAACAACAGCTTCAACATCTAAACAGTTCGTGCGTTTCGACGATGCCAATGCTGATATCGTAGGTGCGTTTGACGATATGAAACAGGAAATGCTTTTAAACGGACGTAGATTACCAAACAAATTATGCTTAGGATATAAGACATTTAAAGCAATCAAGAATCATCCACAGTTCTTAGATCGAGTTGTTGGTTCAGGATCAACACCAAACCCAGCACTTGTAGACGAACAGGTAATTGCAGCGGTCCTCGGCTTTGAAGAGGTTAAAGTATTGTATTCAACATATAATGCAGCAGAGATCGGTCAGAAAGCCGATATGAAGTTTGTCTTTGACGACAGCAGTGCATTAATGACTTATGCACCAAAAGAAGTATCTTTGGAAGAACCATCCGCCGGATACATTTATACATGGGATATGTTAGGAAACGGACAGTGGATGGCTACATCACAATTTGACGGAGAAGGTGGAACTCATACAGAGTTCATCGAAGGACTTATGGCAACAGATATGAAAAAGACTTCCGATGATCTCGCAACATTCTTAACAGGATGTGTAGCTGAGTAGGAGGTGCTTAGTATGAATTATGTTGCATTAAAGCCAGTCAAATTTTGCGGTAGGCAGTATAAGGTCGGAGAAATTGTTCCAGAGGGTATCGTAGATGAACGACGCTCTCTTTTCTTAAAGAAGTCTGGACACATTGCAGAAGCAGCAAGTGTAAATGGAGCAAATACAGAGAATTTAAGTGTTAACCCTAACACTTTATCAATTCCGTTATTACAATCAAAGCACGAGCTTGTAATGAACGCACAGCAGTTATCACAGTTCTTTGCAACCATCCAGAAAACAATAGATGAGGCAAAAATTGAGATTGCGACCATGACAGAGGAAGATGTACCGGTCTTAGAATTGCTGCATGAGATTGATTCAAGAAAAGGAATTAAGGCAGCGGTTGAAACAAGACTTGCTGATCTTTCCACTGATATTGATATTAGTCAGGCAATAGAAGAAACCGAAGAACCAGCAGAACAGCCGGAAGGTGGCGAGGAGAATGATGTATAACTATTTTCCAGAAGATATCAATTCCGATGATGTTATGAAGATGCGGTTCGAATTGGCGGATACTGATGTATCAAAGGATGAAATGTCAGCTGCACTTTCCGATGAAGAGATCACAGCTGTATTAGAGCAGTATCCAGACAATTTTAAGATGGCAAAACTGAAATTGCTAGAACATATGATGTTCAAATACGGACAGGACGTAGACAACAGTGTTGGTCCTGTCTCTTTTAATTTTGGTAATCGAATGAATTTCTGGAAACAGCTTTATGATGATCTGAAAAAAGAAATTGCATCTTCCAGTGTTGGAATCAAGCCGTATGAGAATGAAAAACGAGAGTATTTTTACGTTGGTATGATGAATCATCCTGGAGGTGGACGCTTTTGAAAATGACATCAATCGGTAGACCATATCAATATATGCAGTCTTTCCGTGTTTACTGGCAAGATACCGAAGTCATGGACGATGGCATGGTTGTAAAGGGTAATGAAAAAGAAGCCCCTGATGCGATCATAGACGGTATACTAGCCGAAGCAGATATGAAGACAATGGAAATCTGGAAACAAAACCAGACTCCGATCAGTCATACGATTGTGTCTTACCATCCAGTGGTTAAGCTAAGTAAGAACGATGTGTTACTGCTTGGCGATGATCCGTGCCATGATCGTAAGTTTATCGTGAAGGGTACAAAAGATCCAGCTGGAACAGGGCAGTTTTCCATCTATTATGTATTAGAAAGAAGTGATACAGATGGGCGTAGAAGCTGAATTTCAAGCATGTGCAAAGAATCTTGATGAAAGCATCAAAAGAGAGATGATGCGAAAGGGTGCAATGGCAACAAACACCCTTAGAAATATTGAGATCGAAGTATTGTCAAAAGGCGGTTCTGGAAAGAAATACAAACGGCTTCCGAATAGATCATCCGCACCGGGAGAAACACCAGCACCACAGTCTGGAAAGTTACGTCAGGACTGGGATGATCAAACTCTGATTGAAGGAGATCAAGTTACAAGCCGGATAAAAAGTAATTCAAAACACGCTGAATGGCTGGAAGGTGGCACAAAAAAGATGGCAAAACGACCATTTATTGATCCAATTAAGAAGAAAGCAGAGCCGGAGATTGTAAAGATCTTCGGTTCAGATTTTGAGGTAACTCTATGAAAGAAATAATTTTCAAGTACTTAAAAAGCCTGAATATTAACGGATTGGCTACGTTCAAAAATGGACCAGCAATATTTTTGGATCAGGCACCTGATGATTCTGATTCAAGGTGGGATGGTTCGCAGTATGGGCGTATCATCTATGGGCTGAATTTGAAAGATGATTCAGAGCGTAAGGTTTCTGGAACGATGGAGATTGCAATAGCGTATCTGTTTAATAATCAAGGATATAAGAACTTGCTTGAAGCGAAGAAGATCCTGAAAAAAGCGTTTGAAGGAGTTTTCTTGACCGATGAAGATACAACGATTTCTCTTGTCTGGAGAAAGTCAGAATCATTTCAGGAAGCAATCGAAGGGCAAATGGATGTAGAAGTATGTGGATCAGTGTTGACATTCGATGCATATGCTTTTCCAAAACATTCATACCTTCCGCTGGATGCAGTCGGTTCTTTGGCAAAGCACATTGATGAGAACTGGAACGTGACAGTGATCAATAACACGGAACTTGACGAAATCTGGAAGCCGGATGATGAAGAAGTGGTTGTTTATACTAGACTGGATTCTATGCAGCCAGGAACGTTCCCATCGACATATGCTTGTACATGGTTTACAAACAACATCAAGGTACATGTGATCTCCGGATCGGATGTAAATGCTGATCAGTTTGTTATGAACTTGCTGCAAGATTTACAGGAAAGAGAGAGGTTCGTTATGAATGATGGATCGCCGTTTTTTGTAAATCAGTTGGCATACAGCACGAAACTTGATCCATTAAAAGATGGACAGGTAACGGTAAGAGGTCAGTACGGAAAGCTACGAGATGTTGAAACAGTCGATGAATTAAAGACAATTACGATAAGTTAGGAGGAAACAATGGCAGAAAAGAAAGACGAAACAAAAACAGTGCCAGAAGTTACTTATACTGTGGATGAATATGCAGAAAATCCACAGGTGTTAGGAGTATCACAAGATATTATCCGAACAGCATTTGCAAGGGCAGGTGTTAAAGAAGCAACGCAGAGCACAGCAAAGAAACTTGTAGATACATTTAAGAAGAAGGAGGTATAAGAACTTGTCCGGATTATTTTTAAAAGGCGAGAAAAAGGAAAGAGCTGGAGTTTATCGCAGACATGAGCAGATCACAAATAATGGTGTAGCATCCGCAATGAACGGAGTTTTCTGTATTCCGGTTCATGCAGATTTTGGTCCAGTTGGAGAGATTCAGAAGATCACATCAAAGAGTGATCTTCTTTCACTTTATATGGAGAGTGGAACGATCGATGCAGCGGTAAAACTGTTTGATGCAGGTGCTAACACGGTATATCTTTACCGTCTTGGAACTGGTGGTAAAGAAGGAAGCCTGTCCTTACAGACAACCACAGCCACAAATGCAGTTACATTAAAGACAAAATATCCAACCGCTTTGAAATTCTCCGTAACTGTAAAACAGAAATTAGGAGATGAAACGACAAAAGAGTGTTCCGTTTACAATGGGGCAACACTTGTTGAGAAAGTAAGCTTTATCGCTGGTGCGGATGTAAATGAGGCTGCAAATCTGGTGGAAGCAATGAAAGACAGCAAGTATTTATCCGCAGAACTTGTTTCTGGAGCATCCGGGATCATGCAGACGGTTGCACAGCAGGCTTTGGCTGGTGAATCAGCACCGGCAGTCACAACAGAAGATTACAGCAATGCGTTTAATGCATTCGAAACTTATGCTTGGAATGTACTGGTGCTTGATACAGTCGAAGAAGATGTTAAAGCATTAGCGAAGACATACATGGAAAGAATCCATTCAAACGGTGCATTGGGTGTTTGCGTACTTGGAGAAGCGGCAGGAAAGTCACTTGCTACAAGAAAAACGAATGCAAAATCCTATAATGCACCATATTTTATTTACTGCGGTAGCGGATATTATAATACTGCCGGAGATAGGGTGGAAGGATACCTTGCTGCAGCAGTTCAGGCAGGTGTGATTGGATGCAAAGATTCAAGTACATCAATTGTACATACAGAGATTCCAGATGCGGAGTCATGCATTGAACAGCTGACGAATGAACAATATGTCGATGCGATCAAATCTGGATTGCTTCTTTTGTCAGAAGGACAGGAAGGACAGGTCTGGTTTGATTCAGGAGTGAACACATATACAGTTCTGGATGAGGACGATGACGAAGGATGGAAGAAGATCAAACGTACAGCTGTCCGTTATGAAGCTTTTGACCGTATCAATCGTACATTAGAACCATTGATCGGTAAGATCAGCAACAATGCAGCAGGCGTTGATAATGTAATTCAGGAAGCTAAAAAAGTACTGGCTGAAATGAACAGAGAAGGAAAGATCTTAGATACTTACGAATTTTATGAGGATACAGAAAATCCACATGCAGCGGATTATGCATACTTTATTATCCGCATTGATGACGTTGACAGCATGGAAAAGATCTACTTAACATATCAGTTCCAGTATATCGCACAGTAGGAGGTGTTATATAGATGAGTGGAAAAGGTTTTGATACTAGAAAGCTGATGACAGGAAAAGACGGAAAGCTTTTTATTACACTGGATGGAGTCTCCATCTGGTTTGCATCCGTGGAAGAGTTTACAATCGGAATGAATTTTTCAAACGTAGATTTCCATCCGGCAGGAGATGTACAGACATATGGAGTTCCAGACAGTGTTAAATTTACAGCATCGTTCACTGAAGCTGTAGTAAGAGATGATCTGACGATCGTACCAATGCTGGAAGCGATTAAAAATGGGAAAATTCCTACATTCAGTTTACAGGGCGGTGTTACAGAACCACTTGCTGGTGGAGAAAGCAAATATCTGTTAGATGAATGTATTCCTGACGGAGATACAAACATTCTGGATGTAAAACCGGGAGAAATCATCAAGAGACAGTGCCAGTTTATTGTTAACAGCGTACCAGACTGTATTAAATCATTGGCAGCATAAAGAAAGGATAAGAAAATGGCAGAGAAGAAAACAAATATCAATGTAACAGAAGAAAATGAAATGGACCTTATCACTGGTCTGTTAAAGGCAGCAGAGTATAAAACAGAGGTAAGTCAGACATTAAATATTCAAAGAAACGGACAGAAATTGTTTAAATTCGATATTCGTCCATTATCCTTTGACGAGATCACGGATTGCAGAAAGAGAGCAACAACTTATATGCCAAATCCGGGTGGAGCATCACTTCCATTGATTGAGAAAAGCGTAAGCAATGCAGATTACATGGCATGGCAGATTTACATTGCAACAGTTCCAGAAAGTGATGGAACGAAATTCTGGGATAATCCAGCGTTGAAAGAAGGACTGAACAAAGCTGGTCACATGGTTATGACACAGGCAGAAATCATTAAGGAAATCCTTACAGCTGGAGAACTTGAAGCAGTCAGTGGACAGATTGAAGAATTATCCGGCAGTGGTACAAACGTTATTGATTATGCAAAAAACTAATTAAGTCCAGTCCGTTAGCTTCTCTGCTTGCAGAAAATTATCTACGGACTGGAATGTTGCCATCAAAAGCCCTTGATCTCCCAGAAGGAGAAAGGGCTTTTATTTTTGCAGCACTTATAACAGCTATGGAAGGAGGCGATGCATAAGTGGCAGATAAAGAAATCGTAATTGACGTTGTATCGAAGTATACAGACCATGCATCGCAAGGACTGAACCAGACCGGAAAAGATGCTGAAAAGGTTAGAAAAGAACTTGATGATCTAGGAAAGAAAAAGCCAAGGATTCATGTAGATGTAGACGATAAGGCAAATCCGAAGCTTGACAGAACACGAAAAGAAAGCGAAAGACTGGGCAAGGAAAGACCGAAAATCCAAGTGGGAGCAGACGATAAAGCAACTCCAAAAATTCGTAGAATTACATCGGCTGGGTTGAAGTTTGGAAAAATGTCTTTTACCGCAGCAGTTAAGATTAAAGACTTTGCAACAACCAAATTAAGTGATCTTAAAGCCAAGGTATTTAATGTCAAAAATGCCGTTGCTGGAGCATTTGCAGCGGTAGGGATTGGACAAACAATCAAAACGTCCATTGATCTGGAAGTGCAGCAGCAGAACTTGGAATCATCGTTCGAGGTATTACTTGGAAGTAAGAAGAAAGCCCAGAAGCGAATAGATGATCTGACGACGTTTGCTGGTAGTACCCCATTTACGAGGGATGAAATTTATCAGGCTTCTCGTACCTTACAGGTATTTACTGGAAATGCATTGTCAACTGGAAAAGGCTTAAAGATGGTTGGAGACGTAGCAGCCGGTACGAACTCCGAGTTTTCCGATGTAGCCTTATGGGTTGGACGTATGTATGACGGAATGAAGAACCACCAGACAATTGGAGAAGCTACCGCCGCATTACAGGAAATGGGTGCTATTTCTGGACAGGACAGAACAAAACTGGAAGCACTTGCAGCATCGAACAAGAAAATCAGCCAGACATGGCCGCAGGCTATGAAAGCTTTTCAGAAGTATGACGGATTGATGGAAAAGCAGAGCGATAACCTTGGAAACCTGATGCTAGGTGTCAAGTCATTTGTTACAAATAACGTATTTAAGAAGCTTGGAAAAGGTCTTGGAGATGGCATTTCTCCCGGACTTCGTAAGTTCCGTCAGTGGAGATCGGAGAACAAAGAACTGATTGCAGAAATGGGATCAGGGATTGAAAAGTTTTCGGCAGAGATTTCTGGGAAAGCCGTTGATGCAGTATCAAATTTAGCAGAAAAAGCCAATAAATTATTCCAAAGTGACAAGTTTAAAAATGCTTCAATCAGCGGAAAGATTAACATTGCATGGCAAGAGATGATCGGCGATCCATTTTCACAGTGGTGGGATTCCAGCGGAAGACCAGCGATCGTTAAGAAGATATCTGGTATAGGCAAGGATATCGTTAAAGCCGGAGGGAACTGGTTTAAAGAATCTATTAAGGATTTATTACCCGGTGGAGATAAAGCCGGAATAGAGGACTATCTTGCCGGTGCGTTGGCACTTAAGATAGGCTCAGGACTATTTAAAAAGGGAATGACTTTGACAGACCTGATCACTGGTGGTTCAGGTGGTTCTGGAAATCCTCTTGGAAGTTCTATTGGACTTATGAATGTATCAGCATCCGTTGTAAATGTGAACGGTGGGCTTGGCACTGGAAACGGTGGAAGTCCTGTCACACCAACTGGCAGTGGAACTACACCGAAGACAACACAGCCGACAGGACCGACAAGGACACCGGGTGGCTTGTTTGGTTTAGGCGGTTCTGGTGTCACGCTGAAAAATGGAGAAACCGTAGCTGCCACTGGATGGAAAGCATGGCTTGGAAATCTAGGCGTAAAACTTGGATCAGGTGCAGCGACCGCTGGTGGAGCAGCAGCCGTTGGAGGTGCATCTTTATTAGGTGGAGCTTTAGGGATTGCTGGAATAGGAAGTGCAGCTGGTAATATTTATAACGCAGTGACCTCAAAAGATTCAGCCACGAAGAAGAAGGAAGCCTATAGAGGTGGCACGAAACTTGGAATGGTTGGAGGTGGTGCAGCCGCCGGAGCAGCCATAGGAGCTGCCTTTGGTGGTGTTGGAGCAGTTCCGGGAGCATTTATTGGTGCTGGAATTGGTGGAATTGGTGCAATCACAAAAGGAAATAAGTTCGGCGACTCCCTTAGAAAGTTTGTATCCAGCCGAAAGAATGCACTGAAAAACAGTAAAGACAGTATTAGCAGTGTTAATCCAAAAGGAGCAAAATACAAAGAACTGGCAAGTTCCGTACAGAAAGCTTACGAGGAGAATAAGAAAAACACAAAACAAACGAATGTTGGATCAAAGACGACAAAGATTTTTTCAGGTGCTACGAATGCAGCTGGTGGAAAAGTCAGCAGCTTAGGTGGAAAGTCCGCAACAGCTGGAGGAATGCTGGGAACGATGGGTTCTATGTCGCTTGCAGCTGGTGGCAACTTACAAAGTGCTGGAAGTTCCGCATTATCACTTGCAGGTGCTTTAGCATCCGCAGCCTCAACGATTGCATCCGCAGCAAGTACAACCGCTGCACAAGCAAGTGCGATCAAAAGTATTACTAGTGGAAGTTATCTAAGTAATAGCGGTTCTTCAAAATCTGGTAAAAAGAAAACAAGCAAAAAGACATCATCCGCACCGAAAGTACAGACAGCCTTACCGAAAAATGGAAAGTTCTTTCATAATGCGAAGGGTAGTCTGGTCAGAGGTCATATCGTTTCTGAATTAGGAGAAGAAGGAAACGAAATGGTCATTCCACTTTCTGGACATAGAAGCCGTGCATTATCTCTCTGGAATCAAGCAGGACAGATTTTAGGCGTTACAAAGCATGCCAAAGGTGGACTTGTTGGAGGATCATCCGGATCTGGAAAAGCTTCGTCTGGTAGCAGTCAGCCAGTGATCAACGTTGGTGGTATTACGATCAGCGTCAATGCATCTGGAAATGACGGCATAGTTGATGCTATCAAAAACTCTAAAGGAGAGATCGCAGATGCTATTATGCAGGCGATCGCAGATGCAATCGGATCAACGGCAAGTAACAGAACAGCGGAGGTAATGTAAATGGACATATATATTACTGGAAAAAATTCAAAAGGGAATGATCAGAAGATACAAATTCCGATCATTCCTGAAGAAATTGAATCATCAATCGAAGGTAAGTTTGCAGAATATGATATCTATAAATTAGGTCAGGTCAGTGTTCCGAATGGTAAAAATCTTTCAGAACTAAGCTGGGAAATGTTTTTTTCCCGGAGAAGCAAGAAAAGGCATGAAAATTTGTTCGTAAGTGGACTGATCCAGCAATCCTTAGATGCACTGATGAAATACTGGGCTAAGTATGGGAAAGTGGTAAATGTCTGTATTACTAGGAACGAAGATCAATGTTGATATGC